AAAGCCTTGCTCTGAAATGTTTTGTCTTCGTAACCAAGATATTACAGATGCTAAGGCTTTTTTTTATTTATTTTTTATGTCGAACTCAGGTTAATATTCATTTTAAATTACGGCTGATAAACATTGTTGTATCTATATAACAGAAAAATATGACAATTTAAAAATTTAATTCTGAATTTTGTCATAAAAATGATTAAGAAGTAGTAAGGTTATTGCAAAATGCGATAATTTCTTCTATCCTATATTTATAGCAAAATGCGATAAATATGATGCACGTTATTACTCACGCCAGAATTACTGAAGCAAGTCAGAAATGGCCGCATGCCCAAAGTGCATTAGATGGCTGGTATCGAATTATAAAAGCAAATGATCCTAAGGACTTTGCTGCAATGAAAGCACTTTTTCCTGCTGTAGATAAAGTAGGGAAGTTCCATGTATTCGATATTGGTGGAAATAAAATTAGACTGATTGCTGTGGTTATGTATAAAGCCAAGAAGGTTTATATTCGGCATGTACTGACCCACAAAGAATATGACAATGAAAATTGGAAGGAGGGTTAAATATGAATGCAATGATTAAACAGGCAGTAGACCATTGGCGTTATGTTTCACCATTACTAACCAAGCCTGAAACAAAAGAAGATTTTGATGCGCTTGTTGAGGCATTAGATGAATTGCTTGATATTGTTGGAGATGATGAGACCCATCCTTTAATGGGGCTCGTACATCAACTTGGGAACTCAGTATCAGAGTATGAAGATGAGCATTTGCCAATGCCTCAAGGTGATGGGCGTACTGCATTAGAATTTTTAATGGAACAGCATAATTTAAGCCAATCAGATCTACCTGAGGTCGCAACCCAATCCGTTATTTCTGAGATTTTGAGTGGCAAGCGCCAATTGAATATTCGCCATATTAAGGCTCTATCTACAAGATTTAATGTTTCTGCAGATACATTTTTTTAAGAAAAACTACTCTGTAATTTAGTTAGTGATTATTCATCCCTCAATGGGGGATGAATAATATTGGAACTGACTTTAAGAGTATCAATAATATTCAGTCAAAATAGCCCTATTCAACAATAGGGCATTTTTTATGGGCAATCTAAACCTTACTGCTATTACATACCAAACGCCGTATGTTCAAAAAATCAAAGGTGCTTTAGAAAAGGCGACAGGGCAATCTATTCCCCTCACAGAAGTAAAGAAGGTACAGCGTAAAGGTGGTGTCAGTGTTGTGCCGATTGTATTTTTATTTGCTGGCGGTCAGGAATTAACTTTATTTGCTCGAGCAAGTGCCGATGTATTCAAAGCGTCGCTGAACGGTAAAGAAATCGTACTGTCTGGTGACTTTAGTGATGATTATAAGCAGACATTTGATAACGCCGTATCAGGTGTTGCTCAGTTGATCCGCACTGCACAGCCGAAGATTGAACAGCAGAATAAAAAAGAAAAGGTGAATATTCCACGGCGTCAGTCCAATAGCGTTCCTAAACAGCTGTCAGAAAAACTGGAGCAGGAAAAGCAACTTGATCAGGAAATAGCGGATAAGACAACACAGCGTGATCAGCTACTTCAGCAGTTAGAGCAGGCAAAAACACAGTCGGTCTAGTTATTTGGCTATGTGTAATAAATAGTGGAATCTGAGTTTTAAGAAAAACTCGTATTTCGGAATAACGTGTGTAATTTAAAAAAGTAAAGGAAATTAACATGGCAGGTGTTGGAACATTTGAGAAGTGTCAAAAGCAAATTGAAAGCGGTATAAAAAGACGGCTAAAAGAAGGGCATAATTATATTGCGCTAGATTTGCCATACTTCACAAAAAGCGATCAATCAGAAACGGATACTTATTTAAAGCAACTTGAAGAAAGAGGATTTAAGATTGAAATATCCCATACGGATTCGTCCAAGTATGGGAAAGCGTATTGGTAAATCATTCCATGTAAATTGATTACCCCATGAAAAGTAAGTGTCCAACTTTCAGGGGGTAGATTAGAAGTCTTTGTTCTTACTATTTTTTTAAATTTGGTATAACGGCTTTTATGTTAAATAAAGCTGAATATTCGGGTATTTAATTTTATTTTAAAAAAATGTTTACATAACAAAATATAACAATAATAATAACGATTATCATTAACATTTAATACTTATGCTCTATGAATACACAATTTAGAATTAAAAGCCTTAGTTTTGCTGTGAAATCAATTTTGATTTATGGAGGCATAACGCATGTTGCTTGGGCTTTAGACCAAGAAAATATCTTGAATACTTCAGAGTTACCGACTATTACAGTAACTGCTATAGCGAATGATAAAACGGAAGGTTCTGGTAGCTATAAAGCAAATAAATCAAAATCATCTTCTAAACTAAATTTAACTTTAAAAGAAACACCACAGTCTGTGAGTGTTATTACACGAGAACAGATTGAACAAAGGAATCTTGTCAATATTGATGACATATTGGCTGCTACACCAGGTGTAACTGCTACGAAAAATGATAGTGAGCGTTCGAATTATTATGCACGTGGTTTTTCGATTTCTAATAGACAAATTGATGGTATGCCAGTAGGTGATAATAGTCCGCGCGCAGATAGTTTTTTCTTTGATCGGGTTGAAGTCATTAAGGGAGCAAGTGGTTTATCAGGATCTACAGGAAATCCATCTGCTACTATTAATATGGTACGTAAACGGCCTGATAAAGAGTTTTCAGGTAATGTAAGTTCAACTTACGGAAGTTGGGATAGTACTCGTGTTACCGCTGATGTATCCGTTCCAATAACTGCTGATGGAAGTGTACGTAGCCGTGTGATGGCAGCACATACGGATAAAGAATCCTATATGGATTTTTACAAATTAAAATCGACTGCTGCAATGGCGATTATTGAAGCAGATTTAACTGAAAATACTACAGCTTCTGTTGGCTTTCAATATCAAGACAATGAACCTAAAGGTTCTACATGGGGAACAGTACCCTATTTTAATGCTGATGGTAGTCTTGCCAATTTACCAAGAAATTTTAGTTTAACCACAGATTGGAGCACTATTCAATATGAGGATAAAACAACTTTTGCTGACATCCAACATAAGTTTGAAAATGAGTGGTTAGTTAAAGCAGCTATTGCCCACAGTACTTCTGATAGTAATTGGTTTGTTGCTTATGGTGCTAACGGTTTTCCTAATCCATCAACGGGTGAAGGAATAGGATTGTGGACATCTGTATCGCCCTATTCAGAAAGTAAAAAATTAAATTTAGATATATATGCGACAGGACCTTTTCAATTCCTAGATCGTAAACATGAATTAATTATGGGGTATAGCGGTTATAAAACAGAATCAACATCACAAAGCGTGAAATCCTTTATTGACTACCCTACGATGATACCTGACTATCGAGATTGGACAGGTAACTTACCTCAACCAAAGTATGAGAAAACAGGTGCAGGTAGTAAGACAACTACGGAATTGTTTGGTTATTATTCAACACTACGTCTAAATTTAGCAGATCCACTAAAGCTAATTTTAGGAGGACGTTATAGTACATATGATTATAAAAATGAAACGTGGACAGCAAATACTGACAAAGTATTATCAGCTAAACCTCGTAATTTTAAAAAGTTAGTGCCTTATGTGGGAATGCTTTACGATATTAATGATAGTTACACGGCTTATGCTAGCTATACCGATATGTTTACACCATCAGGTAGAAAAGATAGAACAGGATCTTATTTAGATCCTGAAGTGGGTAGTAGTACAGAGGTTGGGATAAAAGCAGATTTTTTTGATGCTAAGCTATTAACTACAGCGGCAGTATTTTGGTCTTCAGTTAAGGATCTGGCGGTTGAAGACAAAGAGTATCGTGATGGTGTCAAAAATGGCACAATTCCAAAAGTTGATGATATGGATACAGCATATTTATCATCTGGACAAGGTCTTAAAGTTAATGGATTTGAAATTGAAGCAATTGGTAAGTTACAAGATAATTTGAATGTCAGCGCGGGTTATACATACGTTAATAGTGTAAGTTCAGCTATATCTAACTCAACGACAACTATTCCACAAAATCAAGTTAAATTATTTACGAGCTACACCTTACCTGAAAATCTATGGATGGGTGCGAATAAACTTACTGTAGGTGGTGGAGTAAACTGGCAAAGCGAAATTTCTCAAAACTGGGGAGGTGCCCCTAAAAATGCTTATAATGGTGGTACGGTAGTACAAAAATCATATTATTTAGCTAGCGCTTTTGCGAATTACAAATTTAGTGAAGAATTATCTGCAAGTTTAAACATCAATAATCTTTTTGATGAAAAATACTATCTCAATGTAGGATTTTACAACGGAGTTTATTGGGGCGAACCAAGAAACATAACTTTATCAGTTCGTGCTAAATTCTAATTTTATTCATCTTAACTAATAAAATAGCTAAGATTGTTAAAATATTTATTCTACTAAGTAAGAAAAGCCTAAATAGTTATCTAGGCTTTTCTTACTTTTATAATTTAAAAAATTGGACATCTGGATTATGTAAATTATCATGTGAGCCTCAAATAGAAATGTCCGATTTTAGGATATTCACCTAGAGATTATCTTAGCCATACAATATTCTGATTAGCAATTATTTTAATAGGGTTCTCACTAGATCCCAAAGACTGCTTAGGCGGTCTTTTTTATTGGAACAAGTACGCTGGCTGCAATCATAGAAATCTTACCCTAGCCATATACAGCTTTAGGAGCGGGTAATGCTAAATTTTGGTTTGAATGTACTGATGGTCATACTTTTTTCAGTGCATGTATTTTTTGCCTTTAAAGGTTTTCGTGACAGTAAAGTACAGCTCATGCATCTTTTGCGTCAGGGGATCGTTGATAAGGTTTTTAACCACTCTCGGAAGACGCTATATCTGCTTTTGATTCCAGCAGTTTTGATCACCGGCATTGCGACATGGTCATTTTACAATGTGTTGATTTACTGCGGCGCTTCAGCATTTATCCTTTATATCATTTTGGGTGCATTTGCCCTGTATTCCATGACGGTGATTGCAGCATTTCTGTTCTGTAAGGTCATTCAATTGGCAGCATATAAGGCGGGGCTATGATCGATCGAAATAAGATACACGCCATGCTTGATCACTGGTTCAATTCAGAAATTAACGGCTATTTAGGATCACCTTATGGGCCAGACTTGAATAGCCTGCTGATGGGCCCTTTAGATTCTCCAGTAGCCAATGAATTCATCAACAAGATGAAGCAGGACATTCCTATCCTTCAGCAGCTCAGTGCAGATCAGCTTGCGCTATACAGCCAGAATGAAGGATTTGAAACAAAGGTTATTTATCTCAAAGTCGGTGATGTCGCAATCAATTTGAATCAGATCCGTGACAATCAGATGTCGCAGTCAATGCAAGGGGAGACATACGATGTTGACGCAAGCTAATTTTGAAGCACGTATTGTTGCCTCATTAGATGACTATGAAATTCAGGAGCTGTACAACGCGCAAGATCCATTGGTGATCCAGCAGATCCGCGCTATTGCAGCATTCCTTTCCCTATTCAGTCAGGAAATTGATATTGCAGAGCTAGAGCCGTTCATTAAAACCCGCGACCGCTCAATTATTGCCGATGCGACCAATAAGGGCATTCTACCGATTGGAATGCCGGCACAGCATATTTTGGAAGTGATCAACCGATCAGGGAATAGCATTAGCTTAAGCCAAGGCCGTCAAATTGAAGATAACAGCGGACGACCATGGCGTTTACTACAGTCTGTGACTGTATCAGCGGGTGAAACGGGGGAAGTACTGGCAGAGCAGAGTGAATACCGTGAGGTTCAATACCTTGTACAAAATACCGAGAACTTTCATCGTACGCAGATTAAATTGCAGGATGATTTGTCATTAGCCGGTATTACTGCTCGTGACGATCAAAACAATACCTATCTGCATAAAAAGCGCTGGATGAATGTCGCGCCGTTGGAATACGCATTCAACCTGACAACGGATAGTCTACGTCGTATCTTTATAGAGTTTGGTGATGATGAGCGCGCAGGATGCACTGCAAAAGCCAATCAGATATTTACCTTGGGCATTTTAGAAACATACGGCGATGTCGATATTTCGCGTTTAAAAGATGCTTCACTGGTTGATGTATTTAATGCCGATGAGCAACGTGTCTCAGTGCGCTTTAAGCAGAGCGGTACAGTGCGTCAGGGTGCAGATCCGTTGAATGTTTCAGAGCTACGTGTACTGTCTAGCTATCCATCGCTGTACGATGAAAACGCCGTGTTTCTGGGTAACTTTGATTATTCAGTTCGGGCTAAATTCATGCCGCGTACTCATTATCTGGCAGTATGGAATGAAAATGAGCATGACCGTTACTATGGTGCAACCTATCAGGATATCAACCATCTGCATATTGCTGTTATAGCCAAAAACAGCGTGGAGCAAACAACACTGGAACAGGAAATCATTCAGTACATCGGCCAGCTGGATAGTCTGTATAAAGACCGTGTGAGGGTGCATGCCGTTTTAGAAAAGCCTTATTCTATTTCAATGAATGGGCGTTTGGCAGCCGTGCATGATCTGGACGGTGTGAAAACCCAAATTAAAGGCTTACTGGTAGACCGTTATGGCCAAACTAAATTGAGTTCAAGCCGCTGGTTAGTGAATGGCTTCAATACGCAGGAAATATCAACCCAGCTGCGTAAAAACATTACAGCCTTTCAGGACAATATCAGTGACTTTTCACTCAGTGTCCCTTCTTCCCTAAATAAACCTCATGAGTGGGTCTATGTTTCTGACTCCAGCATCACACTTAATTTAGAACGCACCGCAGAGATGGGGGCAGCATGGGTAATGTAAGCTTTACGCGTCCCATTGATCAGCAAGTCAATAATCATCTGGGCTTAGAAACGGCGTTGGCCAAGGCATTTAAACAAGTCTTTGCCGATGTTTTTGAACAGCAGGTTCAGGATATGCTGGACTATGGCTGTCCGCACTTAGGCAGCCGAACGGTCATTGAGCGCTTTTCTAAGCAGGATGGTTTAGTGGTACTGCGCCGTCCACTTACTTCAGATACGCTAATGCGGGTCATATATGCAAACTGGTCAAGTCTGGCCAGTGAGCGCGGTTTAGGCTTTTTAGAGTTTGTATTGCGCATGATCTGGACAAATCAGTGGCAAATTAAGCGCCTCTGGCATCCAATCAAAACCTACTTGAATTACCCAAAGCATATTACCGATGAGGAAAAGCCTGATCATTTCCTCACAAGCCGTTTGCGTATTTCAATTGAGGACACCGTTGATACTTCCGAGATTATTGAATTGTCACCGATATTACGGCGTTTGGTTCCTGCCAATGTTGTGCTTAAGGTTCATTCAAAGGCTTTAGATGTTGAGTTAGGGGATAGCACTATTGGTGTAGGTGTTTATGGCAGGGTTTATCAGGTGATTGATTTCAGTGACCATGGCACCGTAAATTAGATGAAAATTATGTATTGGAACACTGCAAAACCAGTACTGCGCCATCTTGCCAAAATAGCCTCAATATTCCAATGATTGGGGCTTTTTCATGGCTGATACAGCTCGAAAAACCAAGAAAATTAAATACAACTTATTTGAGCGTGGCCGCCAGCATTCAGGTAAAAACCGCGCCAATGTTGATATGAAAGAAATGATCAATCAGATTAACCATCCGAGAGTTCAGGAAATGATTAAGTCAGGGACATTGTATGGCTATAACGGGCATGAGATCCGCCGCCGTTATGGTATGTTCCCGCCTGAGTCTACGATCATTGATGGCAAAGTGGTGTATTTAGAGCCAGCATTCAGAACACTTGAGTCCTATGCCGATAAAAATGGCGATGTGACTCATGTAGCAGAGTTCTTCGACAATAATGCAGGGGAATATGCACGCAAGCAGTACCTTACCCGTGCTGGCGGTTTTAGTTCTGCGCAAGATTACCGCCGTTCTGGACTGAGCTTAGTACCAGTCAATTTCTATGGTTATGACTATGTTATGCAACCGAACTATGTCACTAATGTGGGCGATGGTCAGCTGTTTGATGGACTAGCTGTGCCTGAGCAACAGGACGGTCTTATTTCCTGTTTTGACAGTGCAACAGATATATCTCTGTTGTCACCTTCGGAAGCCATGATTGCCAATATGCTTGAACAGCAGATTCTACGTGATTTTGACAGCATCCATGCACAGATTCAGCTGCATCAATTCAATGAGCAGGCTTTAGATCAAGTGGATATGTTGGCAAATCAGCTGGCTAAACGTGATCAGCGAGCGGTCTTACAGGCCCAACGTACACAAGACTTTTACACCGGCATGGTCGGGGAAATCCGCTCTTTTGATTCAGTGTGTGATGAAGCAGAGCAGCTGCTGACGGAAAGTGAAATTGCGCGTATGCAGATCGATGGTGAAAAGCCAAAGGTTAAACCTGTAAAAGCGAAAGGCTTTAAACTCTTTGGGTGGGGTGGAATGTGAGCATGCCTAAAGATTCGCTTAAATGCATTCAAGATGCTTGGTATAAAATGCTGGTCGATTTTCGCGCATGGTATATACCCGAAACCGTTCAGACTGATGAATGGAAAGCTCGGCAGATCAGCACAGCCATTAAGTCCTGTCCAAGCCGTCTCATGGATGATTCAGAATCGATGCTGGCTGAATACCGTAAAAGCCAAAATGCTGATGTATCAGGCGGTGCAACGGCTTTTATGCCAATTATGCTGACTGCTACGGCGTTGATTGATCAGCCGCCTGATGTTAGTCAGCTTTTGCCAGTGCCATACTTTGTGCCAGTGGTAATCAAAGATCAATTACTGAAAATTCGCTTAATTGCTAAGACCATCCGTGCGCAATTAGCTTTTTATGCGACCAACTCACATGATGCGCGGTCTGTCTGCGACCAGTTCTGTACCTATATGCAGGATGAGGATAAGCGCCGTGTTGCTGTGCCTTTTGAAATGGCTGGCAGTCATATTGAGCACAGTACATTTACAGTTTTAGAAAATCAGTTGTTTCCATCTCCAGTACCCAGTGAAGCAATCAACCTGTCTATTTTTACGATTGATGTACAGCTGATTGGCTATGTCCCACAACTGCTTGGGCTTGGTGGACAGCATGACCATAATACCGACAACGGTTATAACCCAGATGGATCTGCAGTAGAAAAACCATTGGAAGATTTTGTGGTGATTCAAGCCGATAAATTTGCTGAAGACGGTCATGTGCGTATTAAAGCAGATAGAGACACTGGAGATATCACAGTGGAGAACATTCATGACTAAAATGATCCGTATTGACAGCCGTGTAACTGGTTTCTCTGATCAGCCTATACGCTTAATGGCGATGTGTTATCAGGACACAGGTGAAATTTTGCTACAAAAGACTGAGATCTTCACAGCCTTGGCCGTGCCGCCAGATCTGCGTAAAAATACGGTCGTTGTTACCGATTCACCGAACTTGATTAAGAACTGGCAACTGAAATTCGATGCACAGCAGCATCTTGAAGAAGTGATCCGTATTTATCAGGCAAGCTATCGTGGTGGACTGGTTGAATTTGAAAATTCAATTACCCGCTATAACCCAATGAACATTCTTCAGGTGCGGAAAATTGATAAAAAGGGCTTGCAGCAGGAGTTTGACAGTAGTTCATTGGATAATGGCCATATTGCTGCACTGCTGGCGATTTGGGCAAGTCATAAAATTGCCACTGCATATGGAGTAATGTCGAATCAGGTGCAAAACGAGGATGATATAGATCCAACGATGCTGCCTTTTAGCATTTGATTTAAAACCGTCTGATATTTAACATCATGGTCTGAAATGGCGACAGATGAACGTGCAAGTGTGAGGTATGGGTTTGCAGCTTTGCATAGTAGATATAGGTTTATTAGGTTACGAATAATAAAGCACTTTAATGTGCTTTATTTTTTATCACTTTTTCTTCTTCGGACATTTCTTACCACTTCCCCCTGGTAAGCAATCACATGCTTGACCATCGCCATCGCGGTCTAAACTTTTCCAGCCAGTTTGTCCTGATTTTTTGCGTTGTTCATACCATTTTTGTGCTTGTTGCTGCGTGGAAAAATCAGCACATTTTTTTGCATAAGTTTGAATAGAGAAAAGTCCCAAAACTAAAATGAGTAGAAATTTCATAAATTATTTTAAAGTCATATATTTAGTGAGAGTCTAGCAACTCTCAGTTAGATTACTCAATGAATCTAATCAAAAAGTTGTATAAAAGCCAGTTTAGTTGACAATTCTTTGAATTAGCCTGATTTTTTGGTTGACAAAAAGTCAAATTAGCCCTAAATAGTGAAATCAAATTCTAAATAATGCTACAGCCATTATTTCTCATGATCAGGGGCTTAAAACAGTTGTGAATGGTTTATCTTTGGTTATATATGACTACATGGATAATAACTATTTTGAGCAGATGGCAAGTGTAGTTATATCTGAAAGTAATAAGGTTCAGTAATAGTAAATTATGTTATTTTTAATATTTTTTTATTTCATTTATTTCTTTTTAAACATCACTTCTAGAATTATTTCAGTTTATAGTTTCATTAATGGTGGATTTTCTATTTATGGGTTTTATAATTTAATAACTCTGATAGTAATTTTCATATTTTTGGTCAATTTTTATAAACATATAATTTTATTTTTTTCTACTATTTGGGATGGGAGTATTTTTGAAAAGATTAAAGTTTTTATTGTAAGAAATAAACACATATTTATGATGAAATATTTTCATTCTAAAAATAAAGATGATGTAATTAAGTATAAATCAATACTGTTGATGCTTTTTGTTTACATTTCTATATGTACTGTCGGGTTCATATTTTATCGCCTTACTGGTGGAAAGTGGAGTCAACAAAATGCTTCTAATATAATTAATATTTTTATTTGGGCAACTTATCTGATTGCGCCTATGGCAGTAATTTGGGCTTATATAGATTGGAAATCTCCAAAGCAATATGAGCTTGAAAAACAATATGCAGAAAAATTATTGGAAAATATTAATGAAGTATATTTTTATATGTTTGAAAGGGTGAATAACTTAAAGTATTTATCATGTATTAATACGAATGTTGTACTTTTAAATGGTTCATCAAGAAATACAAAAAAGTATAGTGACACACCATTCTATTTAGCACATGGCTATTTAGAATTGTTAAATTCGATAGCTAAAAAACAAATTGATAAATCTTTTTTAACAAATTTTGAAAGAATGGCTCAGGTACTAGATGGTCAAAGTAATTTTATAGAAGAAAAATATGAACTATATTATGAACCTCTACCTACTGATTTAAAAAATAATAATAGCATTACATCCACAACATATGATGGGATTGTTTTAACTAAAGAGCAACTATTTGCCAAGGTCCAATTAAATTGGTACATGAATGATAATTTGGAATCTGAAATAATTGAAGAAACGGGTCAGAAAATTATAATTAACCTTACTTATAAGGAATATATAGATAAATTTCGAGCTGAATATGAATTATTAGTGAAAGAGATAGTTGTTAATTATATAAAAATTGAAGAAAAATAAATAAAAAAGCACCTTAAGGTGCTTTTTTAATCATTCGAATAAGACAGTGTTATTTTCATTCCAATAATATAATGGTATGTAGTATTTTTCTTCATTGATAATTAAATAAGTGCCACCAGAAAATATAGGAGTATTCTGCAGAATCTCTGCTAAAGGTTTGTTTCCAGTATTTTTTGATAATAATTCTGAAATACTTGGTAAATTATCAGGATCGTAGACGTAAACTTTATCAAGTCTATCATCAAATAATTCTTTACCGATAAAGTTTAAACCATCTGCGAATTTGTCCATTAAATCTTTGTATGGAATAGATTTCCCGCGATTTTCATAAATTATCTTTATAAAGCTATCACTTAATCTTATCCTCTGACCTTCAAGATTTTTTATTTGACCTTCAAATTTTACTCGATGAGTATCGATCATTATCCCTATATTTTTATATTCTTGAATGTTAAATATGTCTATTTCTCTATTGGCACATAATGTAATTAGGGCTGATGTAAATTCAAATAATGAGTTTTCTTTATGCTGTAAAGAACTTATAGAGGACGTTTTTTTTATTTCTGATGAAATTAAAACATCATTAAGTCCATTTCTGAAATTAATGGTTCCTTCATCTAAAATACAAATAAAGTTAGGCCATACTTCAGGTGGATTAGAGTCACACCATTCTTTTAAATTATTTCTTAAACTTTCTAAAGAGTTACCACTGAGAGAGTAAGCGAAAATTACACCGAAAGGAGGATTGTTATAATATCCAATTTGTACACGATCACCGTAGTTTTTTGTTATGAGTTGAGGGGCATGTAAAGTTTTTAAGGATTTTATGTTTTCAAGCCCTTCGATTAGTTTTGCTTTAGATAATTGCGATTTGACTTCTATGATTCCTAAGACAGATTCAATTGGAAAAATCTTTGTGGATTCTGATGATTCAAATATTATACTTTTACTTTTATCATATATTATTGCATCCATCTGTTTTGAAACTTGGCTATATTGACTAATAATTTCACCACTGGCTATACCAAAAATATCAGGCAATTTACCATTAGTTAAAAAGTTTTTAAGAGAGTCTTCTCTGTAACTTCCTCTATTTCCATGATGTTGAAATTGAGCCGAGATATTGAAATCTCCTTTCATTTTTGCACTAATTTCTTCAAAAAGTTTTGATATTTCCATGCTTTCCTTCAAGTCAATATTTCCGTAATTAAGAATTTTTAATCCCTAAAACTTTCACTTCTAGGGATAGAGTACCAATAACGTATTTTTTTCCCATCATTCAAGGTTTCAATATTAATGAGTTGATACTGAGGATTTCGATAAAACAAATCAGAAATCATTTGTTCAACGTGTGCGGTACGCTCATGAAGTGGCTGTTTAGGGTAGTCTTCAACACAATTTAAATCATTAAAATAAATAGAACGACCTGATTTCCCTTCAGCTTTGGATTTTAAGCCTAAGTCCATCAGTTCAAGCATTGCTGTATTTAACGATAGGTTATTTTTTTCAGCATACTTCATTAATACCTCATATTGTTCTTGAGGCATACGGACTTGTGTACGCTTCCAATCATCTTGAGAAACTGCTCGTCCTGTTTTATTTTCCATCATTTTTTGTACTCATAAATGTATTTGACATGATAATAACACTATGGAATACTGAACTCAATGGCAAGATAATCATGTCATTAAAGTTTAAATAAAAACGCCCCGAATAATCTTGGCGGATCACGGGGCGAGTTATCAACAATCTTCAAGGAATATTGATATGAATAGTTTATCATTTAATACAATACATTTTCATCCAATCCAACGAAATGATGATCAAATTTGGATTACATCATCTGAACTTGCACGTGCTTTAGGATATGCGCGTGAAGATTCAGTGTCTCGTATTTATGATCGTAATTCGGATGAATTTACTTCTGACATGACTAAAATTATAGATAACCCTCAGACCGTCAATTTGACGGTACGGATTTTTTCACTACGTGGTTGTCATCTCATTACATTCTTTGCCCGCACACCAGTCGCAAAAGAATTCCGTAAATGGGTACTCGACGTTTTGGAAAAAGAAGTCCTGCAGCAGCAAATCGACACTCGAGTAAAAATCAATTCAGAGCAGCAAGCCATACTCAAAGAAATTATTGATAGACGTTGTGAGGGCAGTGTAAAGAAACGCACCGAACTTTGGAGCAGACACAACCAACACTTTCGCATTCCTCGTTATAGCGAACTATTGGCCATACATTTCCAAGATGCTGTAGATTACCTTGAAACCATCCAATTGAAGTCACAGCCTGAAAAACAAAAAATTAATATGAACGCTTATGAAGACAAAGATGTCCAGTACATCATGTGGTATGCACCAATGTTAGCTCGACTCATTTTTAATGATATTGTTCCTGCGCTTAGGGCTTTGGATTCTTGTAAAGTTGGTAGCTTGTTCTCCTATACACAAGAAATGATAGGGCATGTGAATACGCTTAATAGAAGAGCTAAAGAGCAAGGCGTGACAACTTTGGAGCATGTTGAAAATAGAGCGATTTATTAAGACAAAGAAACCATCGAAAGGTGGTTTTGATACAAGGTGCGCATTTATTATAACATTTACTCTTTAAAAGTCTCATTCAAAGCCTGTTGCACTGCATCTACACGCGACTTACAGGCTTTGTAAGCAGACATAGATTCTTCAACAATCTTCATTAAATTATCAATGTCAGGTTCTTCTTGTGATTCAAGCAAGTCTGCATTTTTTTTAAGAACTTCATAACCTTCTTTAAATGTTAATTCTTTTTTAGTCATTAGTAGATACCTGTGTCACGTTAGCTTCGATAATGCCATCCTGTAATTCTACTTGGATGCTATCACCTGAGATTTGTTTAACTGAACGGATGGCTTTATCGTTGCTACGGACTATACCGTAACCCTTGGCCATTACGTTTCGTGGATTCTGTAATAGAGTTTCACGCATCAATGATTCAACTTGAGTTGATGCTAATTTGATTTGCTGTTGTGCTAAGTACTGCATAGTACTTTTCATCATATCCAAGCTTTTATTGGCTTCATTGATCTGGCCATGAGCAAGCGTTTTAATTACTCTGATATATTGATCATTTTGGCTTTGATACGCCGTGATCTGGTGTTGAGATAAGAGCTTTATTGTTTGCAAAGATTCCAGTACTTCTTGAGTACGTTCAACAATCAGGTTGCGAATACCGCCAATCACTTTGCTAGGTGTATCAAAAGACCGGTGCGCCACTTCATCCAAAATGGTTCGATCTTTTTCATGGCCAATACCCACCCATATAGGAACTGAGCGTTTGCAGAGTAGGGCTGCTAAGTTGTAGTCATTTAAATAAGCTAGATCATTCACGGCACCACCACCACGAATAATAACGATCAGATCTGGCGGTGCTTTAAAATCTTTAGCCCATTGGCGTAATCCATTTCCTAAGGCATCAATAATTGAGACTGCAGCGGTATTTCCTTGGAAAGTCGCCGTTTGATAAACAAAATGACAAACGCCAGCTTTACTTAAGGCATCTGCATCTTTCTTGAAGTCACCAAGACCTGCGGCATTTTCAGGCGCAATGACCAGGACATTTTGAATATCAAATGGAGTAGGTAGTGACTTATTCTTATTTACTAACCCTTCAGTGCTTAAGCGTTCTAATATTTGCTGATAACGCCGTGCAATGTCACCTAAGGTATAACTTGAATCAATATCTTCAACATTCACTGAAAAGCCATACTGTGGATCAAAACGAGCTTTTACCTTAATTAGAACATTTAGATCTCGGGATAGTTCGATACCACTTTCACGTTCGAACTTTAAAACCATTTTAGCTGCAGAAAACTTCCAGATTGTCGCTTTACAGCTGGCAATCACTTTATCTGTATCCTCTTCTTTTTCAGCAAGCTCTAAATAATAATGACCACCTTTAATACTTAGATTACGAATCTCAGCTTTAACCCATACTGGTTCATCAAAAGCTACACGTATAACTTCTTGGACAGTATTAAGGTATTCACTTAATGACAGCTGAAAGTCGGACATAAAATAGGGTATTACCAAAATGATTAAGGAAAATAGTATATAACCATGCAGTTAAAGGCAATCTAGATATATTGGCCTTATAAAGGTATATGGCATATTTTAACTATAGTGGACGGAGTTGTAGTGATTCACTAAGCATTAAAGCTCATCGAAAAGATGGGCTCTTTTCAATTTGGTGCTACAGTAGGTCAGTTGATTATTACTGAGTAACTAAATTGAATATTTGTATCGGTGGTGATTTAGATGGTCAAGTTGTTGATCTAAAAAAGGCATATTTCAAAGGTAAAGAAGTACAAGATAACAGCGCCTCTGAATATCGAAAACAGACTTATATCTTTGAAGATGGTTTGTATTATTTTTGGATTGCAAATGATTTGAGCCTAAGTGAAGCCACAAAACGAATTGAATTAATTTTACAAAAGCCAAAAAATTGATTAAAAGAGCTCATCGAAAAGATGGGCTTTTTTAATTGCTGGTGATCTGAGTTAAATGTCAGTATTTAATAGCATCGAAAAATTGATTGTTTTTAACAAAAAATAAACATAATACCGATTGGTAAACAAATAAAACCAACTATTATAGTCAGATTAGTGATTCTCCACTTTAACTGGTTATCCAGTTTCCAGCCTGTATCTTCCCCGAGATACAGGTTTTTTTATGTTGGTCATAAAATTGAAAGAATCTAATCGTATATTTGCTGAAAATAAAAATAGCTACAAAACATAGATGATGAAAGAGTTGAACCTGTTTAATTTGGGAGAGTTAAGCAGGTTTTTTATTTTTATATAGCAACGAAAGCTCGGTCACAGGATTAAGTTTTTATTTATTCTAAACAATAGATTAAGAATAGCTAATAATTTGATTTGGTTGGTATTATTTTTAATAATGTCATATTGCGCCACTGTAATTTATTGGACTAGTGTAGAGAATAGCCGGCAGAAACTAGCTGTAGTTTCCGACCTTCCAAGGTCCTTAGTTTCGCCCACATCATCTTTCCTTGTGTGGGCTTTTTTTTGTATGGAGAAACAATATGCTCCAACTCCTGTTCTGTTTGTTTGGTTTACATGGCGCAACTGAAGTTGACTACACTGCTGATGACGAAGAAATTAAAGTGTGTCGAGATGTTGAAGTAAGTTAAAAAAAATCGGCTATACGGATTAACTAGAGGAATCCGTATACCCTAAAATGCTACAGTGATAGATTAAGGTAAGCTGAAGCTTTTGACGAAAATGAGAGCTCTAAATATTAAACCCTAAAAATCAATTACTACTGATGGCGCACTGCGCTGAGCTTCACCATGGTATACAGCCTCAATGTTGTTGCCATCCGGATCAATCACAAAAGCGGCGTAGTACCCAGGGTGATAAGGCCGCTCAGCAGGTTCGCCATTGCTTTGGCCGCCATGAGCTAGTGCCGCGAAATAGAACGCATTCACGGTTGCACAATCTTTAGCTTGAAATGCTAAATGGTGCCGCCCTGTTAGCATACCCAGCGCTGCTGGGCTTTCTGCCGAAGATACGACGAGCTCGTCAGCCCAAAAATAGTTTTCAGCCGTACCGATGATGGGAATATCCAGTACAGCCAATATGGCTGTATAAAACTCTTGGCTCGCCTTAAGGTCGCGCACAACAAGTTGAATATGGTCGATGAGCCTTCCACGATGCAGTTGAGTTTTCATATTATTCTCTGTGTATAAAGGCAAATTTGTAAATTAAACTTGATGTTCCGTAGAGCCAAAAAATCTCTAAAGAGAAGGTTTAGGATTCTTGGGAGTAATGAAAAAAGAATTGTTTTTTGTTTTTCTTATTTTCCAAGAGACCAAAGCTGTGTCGACAGCAAGTAAAGCTCCAATAGCAACAAAGAGTATGTTGGTTAAGTAAAATCCAAGTCCAAAGCTTATTAGGCTTGTCACTCCAAAGAAAATTAAAAAGGCGATATAAACGATATGTCTCATTGTCTATTCTTTTATATTAATAATTGTTTATTGTGATCGATATTACAGAATATTTAAATTTTGTCTAAACAAAATATTCCATCCAAATAATTTTTTTTAAATAGCCGAACGTATTACTGCACATAGAATCCTCATTTAATTTGATTGTTGGCGGTTTTTTTAATGTTTATCAAAAAGATAAGCTAATAATTTGTTTCTAGGCCAGATCGCATGATTATTGGTATATCCTATGCTTACTTCAAACAATTAAGGATTTGGTAATATGAGTATTTGGATTGCCAATAAAAATGAATATGGTGAATACCAGTTTGATGAAAGATACTTGCCTGAATGGTATACACCAGAGTATATCGAAGTGGGTACACTTAGGTACTATCGCTATATAATTAGAAATAAAGATACTACTTTTTATATATATTCAGTTGAAAAATTGAACCCTAAGGCTTTAGAGAAACTTAAAAGTGATTGGATTAAATTTTTTGTGCCATGCTAAAGCCGTTTGTTATAACCACCTTCGGGTGGTTTTTTTATTGCTTGGAGAAAATTATTTACCAGCTGTAGTACTCAAGAACCAAAACTTGTAGAGCCTCAATATCCAACAAGTGAATGTAGAACATATCACTCTATGAGTACAGCACCAATGGCTCCATATGCTGCTGAAGCGCTTAGAATTAAGTGCGAAGAGTCCCTAAAGAGTAACTCATCATAACAACACGAAAAAACCCCACCTAAAAAGTGGAGCCTCTATATATTCAGTGATCTGCGTCGTTAATCACTAAGTATATATTTATTTTGTTTGCGGCACGTCTTTGCTAGGTTCTGCTGTTTTATCAGGTTCGCTTGACGGTTTTGATTGAGTTTCAGTAGGTTCATTTGCAGCTTGAATGGTATGGATAGCTGTAGAATTGACTTTAGTTGAGAAAGCTTTGAATCCAGTATTTTGAGTGGTCATGTTCTTTCCGTTGAATTATTTAATGAGTAGTCATCATGGGCTTTTAAACTGTTAACACTACAGTAGTTATGAGATGGAAATGTGGAGATATGTACGATTAAAAATCTTTATATCTTATTTATATTTCAAGGATTTTTTAAATAAGACTGTACGGTGCTGGTCTGCTCGACTATCTGAATAGTCAATGTAATTAATTTATATTTTCTCGATACAGAATAGATACAAGGTGAGTAACTGGAACAATAATTATATATTTAGGTCAAGCTGATATCTAATTATCGAGATTGTGTACATTCACAAGCTGGGAAGAACACATTTATCAGTGAATATATTCACTGGAACAGCTTAAAATTACAACAAATTGAAAAACTTAAAATAAAAATACAATCCCTCGTCTTTTTTCATAATGGCACTCCAACCTCTTAAAGAAATCCCTGAATGGTGGGAACTCTGCGTTCGGTATCGCTATGACATTTATGCATTTGCGGTCGAAGCACTGGGTATTACACCAACATGGCAACAGGAACTTTTATTTGAGTCGATCGCATTTGACGGTAGTCGTACATCTGTAGCATCTGGCCACGGCTGTTTTGGCAAAGGCACCAAGATCCGCTTAGCGAATGGCAAGTGGAAGCGTGTTGAAAAAATAACAATTAATGACGCCGTATTAGGTAGTGACGGCATTACACCGCGGGAAGTGATCAGTACTGTTACTGGCTGGCAGGATTTATACCGTTTCGAATATGAAAACGGCAAAAGCCATGTCTATAACAAGTCGCATATCCTTTGTTTAATTGCGCTTGAAACAAAAAATGGCTGGAAAGCTGGCGATACCATGGAGGTCTTGGTTTCTAAATGGTTGGAATGGCCAGAAGAAACCAAGCGTCAATTTGCTGCCTATGAGCTGAAGCATAAGAAATACAGTCCTATACGTATTGAACGCGCCGTATCACTAGGCGAAGGTGAGTATTTCGGCTTTGTTTTGGATGGAGATTCAACCTTCCTTACCGCTGATGGAATGGTTCACCACAATACAGGTAAAACCGCTTCCGCAGGCATTGTGGCGCTCTGGCATCTACTGTTCTTTGATGAATCCATTACGATGTTTACTGCTCCACAGATTGGGCAGCTGAAGAAACAGGTCTGGAAAGAAATTAGCATTAACCTTGGACGGCTTAAAAGTGGTCCATTGGGGTGGCTGGCTGATTATGTTGGCTATCAATCTGAACTGGTTTATATCAAAGGATCGAAAGAAAAGTGGTATGTCTTTGCTAAGACAGCACCAAAGCACCAGCCGACCAACCTTGCAGGGAACCATGCTGATAATTATCTCTTATGGGGGGATGAGGCCAGCGGTATTCCTGATGAGGTTATGGACGTTGTTCTAGGTGCATTAACGCATGAAGACAACCGTGCCGTTCTAACTTCACAGCCGACACGTAATGCGGGTCTCTTTTATGAAACCCATCATACGCTGAGTCATCGATCTGACGGTGTGTGGACAGCACTTACATTTAATGGTGAAGAATCACCGCTGGTTAGTAAGCAGTCTTTAGCGGAACAGCGCCAAAAATATGGCAGTCGTGACGATCCTCAATATCAAATCCGTGTTTTAGGTCAATTTCCTGACCGCGCTGATGAATTTCTGATTACCAAGCGCCAAGCAGAGAATATGTACTGTGGTGCTTCAATATTTGCAGATCATCTGTTTGGTTATGTGATTACCGTCGATGTTGGCGGCGGTGTTGGCCGTGATGATTCTGTTATCGCTGTATCTAAAGTGTGGGGCGAAGCACAATGGGGAGATCGAGCACGGCGGGTTGAAGTGGTTGATATTCCGCTTTGCAAGAACAAGGATGATATTACAGAGCTGTTCGCTAAGATCCACGAATGCATTCTGAAGTATCCGAATGCCACACTGGTGGTTGATGACAATGGTGCAGGTAAAGGCCTAGGTCAGTTGTTAACGAAAAATGGCATTTGGTATATGCCAGTGCATTGGGGCGGGGCATGCTTTAGTAATAGCAACCGCAAAGAATATGTGAATAAACGTGCTTTGGCCTATGTGGGACTCTATCGTGCGGTAGATCAGGGCCGGTTTAAAATTAAAACGGTTAAGTACAAAATTAAGGTTCAGGCTCAAATTATTAAGATCCCATACACATTTGATGAGCACAGTCGCTATAAGATTTTTAGTAAAGATGAAATGAAACGCATGGGGATTAAGTCACCCGATTTGGGCGATGTATTCGCATTTTTATTCTTGGAAAATGTGTTCTATACCGAAGCCTATGAAAATGTTTTTATCGTAGATGAAAGCCCTGAGGCACAGGAACAGGCTGCAAGAAAGTCACGATTCAGTCAGTTAAAAGATGCTGCCGAAAAAGAATTTGGAACAGATGGAAAGTAAAGATATTGATTGGAACTAATCAGTCTTTAAATGGATTGCACCGCTAACAATACCCAAAGTGATTAATTGGGTGGATTATGGCAATTCAGTTTTATTTAACAAATGCAGGCAAGGCTGCTGTACTCGATGCTGAAAATATGGGTTTGAGCATTGCGCTGTCGCATATCGGTGTGGGTACAGCAAAATATAATCCTCAGACTGCATCATCCAATACGGCGCTAGTTGCTGAATTGGAGCAATATCCGCTCAATGGCGGCAGCGTTGAGCCTGTATCGAGAACACTGCGCTTCATCTCAAATATTGAACCTACAGTGACAGCAGACTGCTTTGAAATTGGCCTATTTACGTCTGCGGGTATTTTATTTGCCGTTGCTTCGACAATAGGTGATTCTCCATTAATGCGTTTGGTTGCCGATATTGTCTGCATTGCTACATTCGGTATGAAAGTTGAGGGCATCAATGTAGAGAATCTAGTGCTTCAGCTAGATCCGCATGCGCCTGTCTCTGTGGCACTGATGAATCAGCATTTAGCGCATTCCAATCCTCATCCGCAGTATCCGCTATCTACACAGCTGGCGAATGTCATTTGGCACGTCGGTTCATGGCATGGAACAGACAGCACGCAATATGATCCATCGATAGCATTGAGACCACTATTTGGCTATGACACCAGCTGGATGTTGTTACCGCATATTCCATATGGGGTAGAGGATGTTAATCAGCCAGTTGGAGCAATTACCGGTATTTCTACAGGTTCAGCAATAAAAGCATTCACGACACGTATTTGGAAACGCTTGCGTGACGGAACTTCAGCACCAGCTTACAGCTTAACTGCTGATAAAGCCGTGGTTGATGAAGGTGGCAAGATCACTTTCAAGCTGACCACATCTGGCTTAGACGTAGGAACACCAGTGGATTGGTCAATTACCGGTATTCAGGAAGATGATATTTCGCCAAGTGCTTTAAGCGGCCAATTCATTGTAGATGCAGCAGGAAAAGCATCTTATACAGTCGATGTCGTGGAAGATAATAAAACAGAAGGCACCGAATTCCTGAAGTTCGCTTTAACGTACATTCCGAACAAACAAGTCAGTGTACTGATTGTCGATACAAGCAAATACCCTGAAGGGGTGATTACTTATTATGAAGGGATTCATGAAATTGAGATCCTGCCGAATCAAACCGTGCAATTTCATCTGCATGGTGCGATGGGTGGCGGTGGTGGATCTATCTGGTCAGGTTCAAGCGCTTCAGCGAATGGTATGGATGGCGCTGAAGTATCCTGTACGATTGATACATCAATTTTAACTGCTGGTGGCGGTAAAGCGGGTACAGGTGGTGTGTGGGGTAATGGATCTTCATATCACAACGGACAGCCGGGTAAAGGTGGTTTACCTGTAGTCGTTGATGCAGCCAGTCTTTTTGAGCAGATTGAAGAAACAGCCGGTATAGATGCAATCACTTATGATCGCTGGACCACTCAGAAAGGTGCAAATGCACTGCCTTCGATTCTTGGTCAAATGCCTGGGGGCGGTGACGGCGCAGCAGGTATTGGTGATGAGCGCTGGTCGTATGGTGGTGCAGCAGGTTCTGGCGCACGGGTACGGGCTATTTTTACCAACCTTAGCAGTCAGCGTGTTACCGCTAAAATTGCCGTGGGCAAATTCGGTGAAGGTTGGAAAAGCTGGGGTAATGCAGGTACAGACGGCGGGATCGGATTTGCGATCGTAGAAACTTACAATGACAACATTGATGAGGTCGCACCTCCAGTACCCGTTCTTAGCATGAAGAACATTGCTCCAATCACTGATCCAGCACCAGAAGATAAGGTGACTGTGAGCGGCACAATCTTAACCAATGGCATTGCGATGCCGTATGAAGTTAAGGTGAAAGTCGGTGCAACCGAAGTTAGTGCTGTAGTGGGTACAGAACAGAACTCAGATAACAGCTATAACTGGTCAGCTGTGATTAATGTTGGAGGCTTAACCCAAAATACGTTGGTAAAAGCGCAAGGCAATGCAAAGCACTTAATTTATCCCGACTTAATCAGTGAATTCAGTAATGCTGTTCAGAAAACCTTAGCGGTTACGATTACGCCAGAGCCAGAAAGCGGGACTGGAACTGAGTAATCTCAATTTAAGCCTCACAGTCATGTGGGGCTTTTTAGTTTGGAATTGGCAGGTTTGTCATATTCATCTGGCTACTACCATATTTCAAAAGGCTTGAAGCTCCAGCAATGATTAATGAATACCGCAATGCTATCCGCGACCATATCAACCGCTTTATTGAGCAAGGCAAGTTGAATCAGCTGATTGTCTGGGACATTCAGCAGGACGAAGCTCAAGACCCGACTTTATTGAGTTTAAGAATTTACGGCTCAAGGGCATATACAGACGTTATTCAGGTTGCATGCGGCACCAGCGGTATCTGGGAAAAATTGCCGGTTAAGCGAATAGCGGTCCCTCTAATCGAGGATGTTCTTAAATTCCGCCGTGAATATCTCTAAGGAAATATGACTCATGGCTAATCCAACTCCCGATCAATTGCGCCAAGCGCATAAACAGATGCAGGAAGCACTGCGCAACGGTAGCCTACGCCGTGATCTTCAAGGCCGCAGAAGCGCCGACAGCAAGCAGCGTGGGGAAGCTGATAAAGAATTCAACTTTGATGAATTTGGCAGAAAGATTCCTAAGCCGACATTTTTGCGTCCTGAGAATATCGAAAAAGGCGAGAACTATGATGTTGAGCGAGTGCTCTATACAACGCTTGGACAGCAGAAAGGTGAGCCACCCCGAAAGATTACCCGTGAAGATATTATGGCCTTTAAAGACAATATTGACCTATTGCGGGAACAGTATTCTACGGGCATCACCATTCAAAACATTGTCAATCTCAGCCATGCCGATGATATAGACCGCGCCAATGAGCAAATACATCTTGTCGTACCGTTGAGTAGAAAAGATAGTCTTGTGCATTTAATGACGAATGCAGGTCCTAAAAGTAAAGTAACCAACCATCATGTTGAAATTGAGTTCAGCAGTTTCAGTTCCCTCGTTTCAAGTACCAGTCAAAATGCCATTAATCAAGTTAAGCGCTGGCTATCAGGCGGCAAGATAAAGTTTGAGTGTGACTGTGAACGGCATACATATTGGTATCGCTATATGGCCACAATCGGCGGCTATGGCTTAGGTCGTAAGGAAAATGGCTATCCAAAGCTTAGAAACCCGCTGCTATCGGGTGTTGCATGCAAGCATGTTCTCAGAGCTATTTACTGGATTCAATCACCTTCAGGCGTCGAGTATCTGAAAAAAGAAGTCAAAAAAGACCGGACCAAGCAGCTCAGTGTAAGGAAGAAGCAAACTGACAAACAGATTTTGGCAGAACTGGACCAGCAAATAAGCGGTTTAAACAAAGAAACCAAAGGTAGGATTCAGCCAAACGTGCAGAAGGCCGAAAAGGAAATGATGCGTCGTGCTGCAAAAGTAGCGAAGGAGTATTTTGAGACTCAAGGAAAACAGACAAAACAAGTTCAGGACGCACAGGATAGAACGAAATACACAGAATGGCGTAATAGTGGAATTGTGACAGATGAGGTTTATCAGGAACTGATGCGGAGATTTAAATAATGCTAAATAGAGCAGTCAACCGTGTGGCCAATGGTCGTCATATGGCTGCGCGCCGTATTGTGATGAATACAGTGGCCAGCATTCCAGCGCAGGTGTGGCGCAAACGTATTGTGTACACCAATCCAGTCGATGCTAACAAGCCAGCAGATCCGCTGTCATTTGAAGCCAATGCATTGTCTATGCAGGATGAGCCGAACTATGAATATGATCCTATCGGGCATGCTTTCGTACTGGCGGACAAATTTAACGGCGGATATATCCATAAGAATAACTCAATGAATAATCCGTCAGATTTGGCGATATTGGCGCAGATCGAAGTTTATGACGCGGATCTGCCGACACTGGCCGAACAGCTATTGCAGATTCCTGATACCCAATTAAATGAGGGGGATTTACTTGGTCTTATGATCTATGAGGGTTTTATTTTGTGGTTTGAAATTGTTGGAATCAGCGGGCAAACATTGATGTCTGATTTCGGCAAAAAGTATGTATTGAACCGCCGTGATGAGATTGGACTTGATCCAGTGAAAAGTGAAGTTGAATCACGTACACAGTAATTTTTTAAGTGAGTAAAAATCATGTCATTTTTAATTTTTAATAAAAAAGATCAACAAGTCGGTGATATAGGAATGGCAGGGCAATGCACTTCAGCTATTTTTAATTACCAGGTAATTGGATCTGGCGCTGTCGTTGAGTTTTCAGGAAGCAATAAACCTGATTGTGATGTATTAATAGACCAACATTGGGAACCGATTGTCACGATTGAAGCGGGTACACTTGATTCAGAGCCATTTCGACAACATGCATGGGATAAGATCCGCTATAAAGTCACAGCTGGCAATAGTGTTGAAATTTATGTATCTAGCGGTGTTAGCGGTTGACATCCTCTCTCCACAGAACCAAGGGTTTTGGTTCTGTGGATTCTTATTTTTATCATCATTCAGATGAAGTTTTTTCTACTGGCTGGGGTGCGTTGACTGGTACATCTTGTTGGGTGCTTACTTTTGGTTTTCGGTTAGGCATATAGTCTGGTTCACTTGACATGGCTAAGTATAGAAAAGTAAAAAATATGGAAGTTATAACAGCAACAATGGCAATAAATTTCCAGCCTAAAGTAGTTGACTCTAAGTCATCTGATGAGGAGTTTTTTTTCATAAAAAAGCCTAAATAGCAAAAAGTTAAAAGCGCACCCCTTATATCATAAAAGTGATTTATCAGAATAGCCGTACAATATTACCCTTTAGAGCGGTGATATAAGGCTATACGGATAAAACCTGTATAATGATCTGCAGTTTTTTTATTTGAAAAATGCCTTTGGAACTGCCCATTTTGGCGTTTTTCCCTTCGTGCGAATCTATTTCTATCAACGATTTTAGACTCACGACAGGTAAAAAATATGTCTCTATCTGATTTAATGCAGCAGCAATTCCAAGCGCAAATGCTCGCAACACAGCAATGTCAGAACTATTTCTATAAAGATGGTGAAGAAAAAGGCTTTGACAGCCTTGTGGTTATGCCTGAAACCCGCCCACAGGCGCTGAATGACTTACTTGATATTATGGGTTTTGACAGTGCAGCCGATGTGGATGAAGCGATTAAACAGGGTATCAGTCAATATCAATACTGCCATGGTGGTGATTTGCCTCATCCTTCAGTTATTGCTTCGGCATTATTTAATGGTGTGGCTATTGCAAAGAAAGTTCGAAGCTTTAGTACTCAAACTTCCCAAGGTTACTCTGATTTAGAAAAAGGCTTTGATGACATCAGTAATACGCATCAGGAATCTGTAAGTATTGTCCCAGCATTGTCAGTGACCACGATTGCAACAACCATTGCCTATGCATCGCCGATTGTGGCTTATATCCCGAACAGTAATGGTGCAGGTGCAGTTTATGCGGTGGTAGCCCATACGCATTATGCCGACTATGCAGCTAAGACACCGGATACTAATGCGCCTCTACTTCCGTTTATTAGCGGTAATGTTTCCATCCGTATTGCTGGGAAAGAAGTGGCGCACACCCGCAATCGTAGTAAATCCAAACTGTCAGGTGTGATTTCTGCAATTGCTGAAAAGTCAGCAAAAATTGCGGGTGAAGAATATTTCGTGACTGCAAGCAGCATTAATCTTGATACCAGTGCGATTTCAGTCACGTTGAATCAGGCACTGCCAGCAGATGTAAAACTTGAAGTCTGTTTAATTGCTGATTTTGATGCCCGTGATACATCCAATAAATTCAAGATGGAACCTGTTGGCGTCAGCATGGAACCTGAATATGAAACACTGGTCAGTGCGCCGATCATGACGCAAATTCGCGCTTCTAAACTTTTAGTCAATCAGATTTCAAGTGAACTGAAAGTCGGTTTTGTAGGAACAGCTTTGGGATTAATGCAAGGTAAAATTTATCTTGAACAAACCATCCGCTTGCTCGGTGAAGGTAAAGACCGTGCTACCTACAATGAACGTGAGTTTACCTTTGATGCTTCCCGTGGTGTAACTGGAAACTTAGCGGCCGCTTATAACACTTCAGGCGATTTGTTCGGTGAGTTCATGAAGTATCTTGAAGCTGCCAAACTCGGTATTGTTCAGGATTCAGGTGGTGCTACGGTTGGTTTTGATTTGTATGTCGGTGATACGGCGAAGATCTTCTTTGCTCAGCTTTCATCAGACAAAATGCCAGTAAAAACAGGTGCAACCGCAGGTCATGGGCAGATTGTGCGTATCGGCACACTAGCAGATGGCACTAATGTTTATCATGTCCCTAGCTCTGCGGGTGTATTAGCTGAAGCAGGTCAAGCCTTTGAAATGTTGGTGATTGGCCGTGGCAATGAGCCAGTGCGTAATCCATTTATTGGTTTCACTGAAATGCCATTGACTGTAAGTGAAGCGACTCCAGATCCGCGTGAACAGATAATTGCATTAATTGGATCACAGGCAGCAGAGCTTAATCCGCTCGATCGTTATGCAGATCAGTTTGCATTGATCACCGCAGTCAACATGCCACAACTTAAAAACTAAAATTCTGCAAATTAAGGCGCATGGAAAATGCGCCTTAATTCATTTCTAATTTGATAAAGGGTGACACACGATGACTCAAACAGATCAAAATACTCCTGAGACTGCTACAACCAGCAAACGCACAACAAAAGCAAAAACAACTACCGCTAAAGCTGCGGCAGATACTAAAGTACTTGCCCCAGTTGAAACGGAACAAACTCCATCACTTGATGCAGCAGTCAATCAAGAAAAGACTTCATCACAGGCTGAATTACAGGAAATGCAGAGCGATACCGCAGATCAGAGCCCAGTAGCAGATGTTGAACCAGAACAGGCCACTGATAAAGAAGCTGATGCTATTAAATCTGATTCTGAACCTGAAAATAGCAATCAGGAAAACCCAGTAAATGGGTCAGTTGAAACTGAGCAGGTGGCCTTTTTGGATCAATCAGTACCATCTGCAGCTGTCGCCGTCCAACCTGATAAAAAAAATGATGGGGTACGGAACGGTGAAGCCAGTGGTGTAGAGCTGATTAATGCAGTACTTCCTGAGGTTCAAAGCCCGTCACCTGTAAAGCAGAGTACAGCAGTAAAAAGTGGCTTATTCGTGGTTGTTAAAAATACAGGTGTACAAACCGTATTTGAACCGCTGTCCAAGACTTCAATCAAGTCTGGTGAAACGGTAGAAATCCGCTGTAGTAATGGCCAGTTTAAGCACGATGTCCTGAATAACCTGAAGCAGTTTATTGGCTTGGGTAAAAATTTGGAGATCCAAAATGCATAATTTTGATGGTACAAATCCGCTACTTGAAGCACTGGGGGATGAACCAGAAATTAAAGAAATCACTTTAACGAACTCATCGGCATTCATCATTGTTGAACCCTTAACCCAAGTGCGTTTGCAGCCTTTTGAAAAGACAGTAATTCAGGTGATAGGAAATGCTGCATATGAGCATATTATGGCGAATATTAATCAGTTGAATGCATTGAAATCTGATGTGATTTCGATTGAAACTTCTGAACCTGAACCTGAACCTGAACCTGAACCTGAACCTGAACCTGAACCTGAACCTGAACCTGAACCATCAATATTTAAAACCAACGGGGTGGCTAATGATTCAGTTTACATCACTCATGATAGTGGCCCTGCAGTAACAATCGATTGGGGTGATGGAAGTGAGCCTACAGTAATCGAGCGTGTAAACAACTATAGACCATCAGCACAGCACAGATATCAGGACACTAATAAATACACGATCACCGCTACATCGGTGGGTGGATCAGTGTTTGCTGTACAAGGTGCTGTTGAAGAATTGGTGAGTTGGGGGAGCAACAACCCGTATTTCAATCAAAATGGTAATAGTGTACAAACGGGTTCACTAATTAAAGTGCCTGAATTACTACCACCACATATAACTAAATTGAAATTCTCAGGTCAAAGCGCATTCAATCAAGATATAGCGAGTTGGGATGTTAGTCACGTGACTGACGTTGCAGGGTGTTTTGAAATGTGTTTAGAGTTCAATCAGTCTTTAAACTCTTGGTTTATGCCTCTGGTAACTGATTTAAGTAATCTGTTCGCCAATGCTCGAAAATTCAATCAATCTATTGCTGATTGGGATGTTTCTAATATTGCCAATACGTCAGGTATGTTTAAAAATGCTTGGGCATTTAACCAGTCAATTAATACTTGGAATATGTCGAATGTTGTAGATGCCTCTAATATGTTTGCTAATGCGAGTGCATTTAATCAACCTTTAAACAACTGGAATGTAGCGCGTATTGAGTATATGGGCATGATGTTCGCTAATGCATATATGTTTAATCAAGATCTGTCTGGATGGTGTGTGAGCCTACAAGTACAGAAACCAATGATGTTTGATAGTAACTCATTGTTAGTTTTAGAACATTTACCAGTCTGGGGAACTTGCCCAAGCCCGTCCTGATTAATCGTAGTTTGAACGATACAGCATCATGAAAACGCCCTGCAATAGCAGGGTTTTTTTATTGGAACTGATAAGAAGTCTATCTGACGCTCACTGCAAGAATAAGCATAAGAATTTTGCCATAGGCAGCCACAATGATTTTAAGTTTAGATCAGCAAGGCATGTTGGCCGTTTCATCTTCACCAAATGAGGAAGATGCGGTTTTTGCCCTTGAATTTGAAACACACAGTTATCTAGCGGATACACAGCTGGAAGCAGCATTTATCAGTAAAGTTGCCAATCCTCAACTGTCAGATATTGTCATGCGCCTGCGTATTGTTGACTCAGTGAATGGTGATGAGGTTCTGAAGATTCAGGGAACGCTAGATGAAGATCCAGACAACTTGGCTTCAATTGTTGCAGTCGCGGATGCTACGAATGCATTTGAAGTATTTGAATTAACTTTGCATGAACTTGCTGGTGATGTTTTAGATGCTATTAAGCTTTCACAAGCCTTTAATGCTTCCAATAGCTTAGGGCGAAGCAAAACGGTTATTGAATTGCCAGACGAACAGACACCGCCATTTGACGGTGATGAGGTTTACAGCATTCTAACCAATCTTGTTGATGTACCCGCCTATATTGCGCTGCCGCAGACCAATGATTTACCGCTGTATGTTGCAGCGCTGCGTGCAGCGGAAAAGTTGAATATCCCGCTGGATGCTGAGATTGATCCAACCATTACGGCAGAGCAGGCAGCGGAGTTTGCTTTATCCATGGATGCGCAATCATATCGTGTCCAGTTTATCTGGTCGCCGAATCTCTGCCGTTCCCGTGATGCAGTTTCTTTAAGCGGTCGTAAAATTTCAGCGCCGTACATCGGGCAATATATCGGTGACAAGCTGCTGCGTAATGCACGTACCGATGCTAAAGGCTATGCACCGCTTCATGTTGGTGTGGCATGGAAGGATTTTCCATTCCGCAAGAAAGTTCTAAAAATACGTCCAGATGTTGTCCTTGATGAACCGACTTTAGAAATGCTGGCCAAAGCTAAAGTAAATGTCGTGCGTCCAATTAAGTTTAAGCAGGGTATTCGCTATGTGCTCAGTGATTTGTTGACTCAGTATCAAAGCAAAAATAGCGCATTGCGTCTGGTGCCAGCTGCTGAAATTGCAATGCGCACCTCGAACGAAGTGGTTTCAATACTGAAGGAACACATGCTGAAGCCGACTGATAACTATTTAAAGGATGCCAGTGCCGACATTGATAAATATCTTTCTGGTGCTGTGACTGCAGGTTGGCTAAAGCCAGCGGAGGATTTAGGCGGAAAGCCTTATGCATTCCGTTTAACTCCTGATAAGGATTTTCCGTTTGAGCGTGTGCGCCTCTACTTTGCACGACGTCCTGAAGGCGCAACCCGTGCTGCAATTTTTGATGAAGATGTTTTAGTTAAATAATTTTAAACAGGTGAACAATTATGTTTGGTTCAAAGAATCCATTAAATGCAAAATCTCAGACTCTGGTCCTACGCGATTTTGATTCAGCTGCTGCAGAAATTAAAACCTCTGTTTCGGCATTAACCAGTTCTGTTCGTGAAGAACTGTCTTTTATTGAGCATGTCCGTGAACAGGCCCTGAATATTGTTGCGGATCTTGCCGATGCCGTAACAGATGGCACGCTTGAAGAAGGTGAGTTGCCATCGGATCGTCTGGACTTTCTGATTTTAGAAGCCACTGATGGTGCAGATGATGAAGAAAACACTTTAGAAAATGCTGTTTTAGAATCGATTGCCGATGCGTTTGCCACATTTGGCGTGGATGACTCAGTGATTGAGGAAATGATGGGTGACAATATTGACGCGGCTGATGCAGCAATTGAAGCAGCTGCCAGTACCGTGATTGCCAATATGCCAGATGAAGGCGATCCGCTCGATGACTTGGTACGTGAATTCATCTATGGTGAACCTGATGAACTGGAAAGCGGTTTTGATGCAGCGACAGGAAAAAAACTATCACGTGGTAAAATGAGTACAAAATCCTTTAATGGCAAGAAGATCCGCTATAAAGCGATTGCTGCGATTCGCAAAGGGGTGAAGACAATTGTCAATAAGCGTTTACCCGGGCAAAAAGTGCGTTTATCAAGTGGTCAAAAGGCTGGCTTGAAAAAAGCGCGTTTGAAAGCTGTATCTGCAAATTCACTGCGCAAGCGCATGAAGTCTTTGCAAAAAGGTAAGAAGATTGGGCTTTATAAGTAATCAGTCCACAATTTTAGAAAGGCCGCATTTGCGGTCTTTTTTTTGGAACTCAACATATTTGCATATTGTTACCCGCTTCAAAATGACGGCATCACAGCATATTTGAGAATAATGATGCGTCAAGTTAATCCTGTTTTACTCAATCAATTAAGAGCTGATTACCTCGCAATTCAGCAGCTTGGATCACCGCTATTATCTTGCAAAGGTATGCTAGTACCTCGCGGCATGGAAGATTTCCGTTTTCTATTTAAGAGCTGTCCGCGTCCTATTGTCAGCAATGAAGATCCAGCTGAGGTTCAATATGCCGGCGGATTTACAGGTATTGCCGCTGGTGTACCGAAAACACACTACACAGGCAATCTACAAATGCTAGTAACTGAAGCTGGGCATGATCAGATATTTGCAGACTATATCGTTGCGAATGCTGGAATGATTGACTGTGATTATTACGATGGCCGTGTAGACAGCTACACTCGTGCATATTCATTGGAAAACTGTGCTATCCGCTTTGAAATGGCGGAATTTGATTCAGACAGTCGTTCTCAAGTCATGACGGTCTCTTGCCCGATTGATTTCAATTATTTTGGCAACTTTGCAGACATTGGAACGAACGGTACTGTTATGCCCGGGCATCTTCAGATTGCTGGAGTTGAGGGCCTTGTCAATCGTGTGCAGAAAGTCATCAATACTGCTCAAGCCGCGACAAATATTGGCCGTAATATTGGCAGCGTAGCGCGTCAGATTGGCTCACTTTTTGGGTAAGCACCATGCAATTATTGCCAAATGACGGAACCGGTAATTTTAGGGCAGTGGCAGGTACAATTTCTGAGCTTGCTGCGCTCTATCATCAGAAGCTGACACTGAAAGGCTATTCACTGCTGCAAGAAGAAATTCAAGCCGCATTTATTGAAGAAGTGAAGCGCTATGCAGGTTGGCAAAGTCTGACCTGCCAAAAGTCTTCAGCTGTACCGATCGCTGTGGATGAACATTTAATTCTTGAAGCCTTTGAATGGGTCATCATTGAACCGTGCGTCAAGGCCAATTGTGACCTGATTCAAGCCTCACTGGTGGAAGCATCACGCAGCATGGGCGGAGATGGCTTCGGCATGTCAGTCAGCGAAGCCGAGCAGGCCTATGAAGCTGAGAAAGAGAAAATGCCGAAGAATGCTTTTGTCCAGCCGCCGTTCAGCTTCAAAACAGCTGGGGGTAATTAATGCAAATCGTCATTGCTGCATCCAATAAGTTAATTTCAGCTTCAGAATTAATGTTGGCCACACTGCGCAATGATCTTGTGCCAGTGCCGCTGAGTTTTGAATTTTCGGTGAAGGCGAACCGAGAGCTGGAGGAACAGCTAAAAGAAGGTGCTGAAATCTTAGTGGGGAATATTAGCCAGCCTTTTGTGATTGTTCTAGTACAGCCAGTCAAATCGCAAACAGTGAAAGATGACCGCAGGATTGGTGCTATATCCTGTATTGCGGTTTTATCGGGTTGTCAGAAACTCATTACGAATACAGATAAAGCGGTGATACAGAATGAGACTTCTTTTAATTCTGCAATTCGCGCCTGCGGTGCCAGAAATATCCGCTTAGGTGATGACCTACCGCTGCCTGAATTTATTTGCCTAAAAGGTCGTTTACCTACGGCAAGATTGGCACTGTATCTGCAGCAAGAAGCGGCGGTTATCTGCTTTAAGGATAATAAGATCTGTGCAATGAAACTGGATGCACTGTTTAAACAGGATGCGGTTTTAAAGCTCGATCCCAGTGAAGTGCATTGGCTGAACAGTGAACAGAAAACCAAACATCAGAAATCATCTTATGTATCGGTTGAGCAGGATGGTTCAACGGTAATTGGTGATGACACCACAACAGCGGGGCAAGCTGTTGTTCAAAGGGCCGGTCTTGATGCGCGTCAGCTGAAGAATCTAGAAAAAGTACTCATTCCACGCGGAACAATACAACGTCCGCTGAATATGGAACTCATGGCGGGTTCAGTTGTAGAAATTAGTCAAACTAAATATGTGATTTTGACTGCTGCCCATCATGTTGAAACAGGTGCGGTTGGAGGCAATGTCGGATCTACAACAAAACTATGGTTGGCAAATTTATGAACACGACAAAGATTTTAGGTGAAGCCGTTGGCATCCAACGACAAGACATTATTGACCGCACAGAAGAGCAAACTACGGACGGTCTGACAGGCGCTGTAATCTTAGGCCGTTTCAAGCGCGGTCGCTTGGATGCACCGATGGAAATTCATCAGGGTAATATTCGCGGTCAACTTGGATATGATCCAAAGAACCCAGACTACATTGCTGTTCAAGATTGCTTAGATACAAATGTGCCCAGTGTGCAGGTGTTGCGTTTAAAGTCCAATATATCTGGCAGTATTTCTTTAGGAATTTCGCCTGACTTACAATATGTGGATGATTGGACTGAACGTAAGATCCGATGGGCTATTGAAGTAAATGACACACTGTACCCAACAGAAATTGGCATTGATGATGAATACTCATATTTAGAAGATTATTTGCAAGAAAACAAAGAAATGCTTGGAATAACTGGGGAATATAAATCTGAATCTAACGAAGGAGAGAATAATTCTTCTGTTTATATTCAGAACATCACGAATACGCGAAAGTTCATTCGTTTAATTCCAAATGCGCCTTATGTAATCAACATGAAATTTATTGGCAATCCGACTGCCAAAATTGACAGTGATGGCGTGATTAGTTTTTGGCTAGAGGCAAATAGCGAAGTTACTAAACCAGAACCAGTCTGTAACTGTGAACAATCATGGGTACTGATTCCAGAATTAACACCTGCTACAACATTTAATGAAAATGATGAAGTTTTTGTGTCTGTAAAAAACTTTGCTCAAAGCTCTGGGATGGCTTATTCAAATAATAAGCCAATAATTGAAGTTATCGAACGAATGATGACTAATTCATTTCCGAACCATTTAGAGTTAATTCGATGTGATAGTGAAGGTACGTTATTAAGAAATAAAACGGATGATTGTTTAACTCTTAGTATTTGGGGATCAAATAGAAATTTTGGTGGTGATAAAGAATTTATTTCATACTTACCAGAAACTGATCTATGTGCTTATGATGACTCGGAAGTATTACCAGAACCTTGGCCTGAACTTGGAAGCCCTTTTACTTTTATATCATCTGGGGGTGAGGTAAAAGTAGTTTGTGAGAGCCAAGAAGGTACACTAAATATAGCTGTAGATTGGGGCGATGGTGTTCTAGTTAAGTACCCCAATCATTCGAGTAGTAGGCTCAACAAAACAGGGATCGCTGAATTAAGTGTAGTGAAGGTTTATGTTGATCAACCAATGAATATGCTTGGTGTTGAGGGGTTTGTTGCAATCACCGATTGGGGTGATACACCCGTCAAGGCTTTTAACTTAAGGGATATTTTATTACCTGAATACACTGGGCGTAGAGTTCCTGATTATTTGCCGACTTATGTGAGATCCACATCTTACATGTTCGGACTGACTATATTTAATGATGATATTAGTATGTGGGATGTTAGTCGTGTAACTGAAATGACTTCAATGTTTGCTGAATGTGAGTATTTCAATCAGCCTCTAGATTCTTGGGATGTATCAAAAGTAACTTTATTTAATGCTATGTTTAGAAGTGCGAAACGGTTTAATCAACCTTTAAATTCTTGGAATGTGAGTAGTACGAAAAATATGGAACAAATGTTTGATGCAGCCACTTCATTCAATCAACCATTGAATAACTGGAATGTTTCAAATGTAGAAAATATGGATGGGATGTTTAACAATGCATCTCCATTCAATCAAGACATATCAAAATGGTGCGTTTCAAAAATCACATCTGAGCCAAATTCATTTACTGATTGGATGCGTGGCAAATTAATCGAAGCATACAAGCCAGTTTGGGGAACATGCCAAAACGGTTAAATCCTGATTAAGTCCATTAAATAAAGATCCGCCTAGTGCGGGTTTTTTTAATTGGAATTCGTGTTATCTCAATTTTGATTCTGGTTCAAACTATTCATTATTTCGATTAGGTAATTCAAATGAATACGACAAAGATTTTAGGCGAATCGGTTGGTATCCAGCGTCAGGATATTATTGACCGCACAGAAGAGCAAACTGCGGAGGGTCTGACAGGTGCTGTAATCTTAGGCCGCTTCAAGCGCGGTCGGGTTGATGCACCAATGTCTATTCATCAGGGTAATATCCGTGGTCAACTTGGATATGATCCAAAGAACCCAGACTACAGCGCCGTGCAGGACTGTCTGGATACAGGTGTACCTATTGTGCAAGTGTTGCGTATTTCAGAGCGGGGTGAGGAAGAAGAGTGATGCTACTGGGATTCAAGCGAGCCAAGATTCTAAGCTATCACGCCAAGGGCCGAACGGCAAAAGTGCATATCCACGGCATGACAGATGGGGCAAGTGAAGGCTTGACCGCTACATTTGCATATCCGATCGGTGACAGTGATAAAGATACAGAGCGGGAAATTTTAGCTGGGGAAGATGTGTATGTTTTCTTTGAAAATGGCGAAGAGTCTCGTCCAGTGATTGCCTTCTTCAGCAGTCATGGAGAAAATGCAGTCATAGATACACGCCGTATACGTCAAGAAAATATTGAATTACTGGCACGAACCAAGATTATAGCCAAAGCCAAAGTGATTGACGTTGAAGGGAGTGAAACCGTCAATATCCATGGTGCGGTACAGATCAATCTGACGTCAGAGGCGAAAGTCAGCATTTCAGCACCTCAGATCAGTATGAACGGAATGTAGTGCTATGGCTCAATTCTGCATTTCATTTCCACCACCGTCATATCAAGAACTTTTTGACCAAATTAAGCATTTAAAACCTGATTTTTCCAAGCTTAAAAATCTAATTCCCCTGATTGGCCTACCTATTCCGATCTATATTGATATCAGCCAATATACCAATGAAATCTCGCAAATGATCCAGTATTGGCAGAGTAGGCTTTCTGTTAAAACGCTGATGGCGATGATTCAGCCCATGGTGGATTTACTTGGATTAAAACTAGCGGATCTGTTGCCTAAAATTCCATTCCTAAATATCAGTATTATTGAATTGATGGAAATGGATGCAAATGTTCTCAGGCAACAGGTCAAAGACACATTGAAGCAGCATGGCCAAGCATTTTTAGATGCATTGTCCGCCTTTCTGCCGCTGCCGATCTATTTTGGCTTGAGCATTCCATCATTTGAAATCAATGCAATGATCAAAGCGATTTATAATTTCAGCGGTGCCGGCTTAATTGAGCTGGTGAAAGGTCTGATTGATCAGGTACTGAGTAAACTTAAAATTAATGCCGTTTTAACCTTGCCCAAATTGCCGACTTTAAAAGAATTGCAGACCATGATCGTTGAGATGGTCAAGGCGAAAATTGAAACCATTACTGGCGCCGTAGCTGAAGCATTTGCAAATGAGTTTGAGGCGGTGAAAAAAGCTGTACAGGTTCTGAAGATGGACATAAACGCCATATTTGCAATGATTCAATTCCCATCATTGCCTGTCATCAAATTTCCTTCACCCTTTTATCCTGATTTCAGTTGCTTAGCGTTTGAGCTACGTGAAGCGATGCAAATGTACATGCAGGCCATGATGATGGCTGTTATGGAGAAAATTGTCAGCTTTGTAAAAGCTGTTTTAAGTATTTTAAATATTCAATTTCCTAGCATCTGCATTGATATACCAGACAAACTGGACATTCCAGACAACCCGAATGGAACTTAATACTTTTAAGTAGACTTGGTTCAGCCAGAATTGATATTAATTTTAGAATTATGGCTTCGGTATGGCTGCTTCAGACGTTCTTTCGTTATTGCTGGGTCCTAGCGCTAATAGCATTCCTCAACAGCTCGCAAATGACAACCAAGAAACGATGGTGCAAATGTATGATTCATTTGCACCGTTTTCGCTTGGTACAAATTCAACTGTAGAAAACCGTAAACGAACTCGTAAAGAGATTTATACAAAATGGGAGCAGATGCTACGTTTTTCGCCAGTAGCGGAAGGTATCGGCATTCATGTTACATCGGCTTTAGGTGGGGATACCCATAATGGCCAGCAAATTTTCATCACACCTGCTGAGCGCTTGCGCGGTGAAAAAGGTGCATCTGCCAAACAGCAGCTGGATAAGCTACAAAAGCGCATCAAGCCGATGGAAACCTTGATTAATAAATACATCACTAAGATATGTTCTGACGGCATTTCTTTTGGTGATGCCTATGCACGGATCTATGGCAAGAAAAGTAAAGGCGTTACCGATATGCTCAGCAACGAATTTACCCATCCGCCACTACTGCAGTCATTTGAGCAAGGCAGTAAAACGGTGGCTTTCTTTGCTTTGAATCCAAAGAACTGGATGAAAACAATTACCAAGCTGAGTTCAACTCAAATGGTGCGGCTGAAGATGCCCCGTATTGTAAATGTACCTCAATTTGATTTAGTGGAAACGGGTCTGATTGTGAAAATGCTGGAGGGAGATGACCCCGACGATTTGCCGATTCTGCCTGCCATGGTGGGCGGTTCATTCTTGTTTGCAATTGAGAAAGCCTATGATGATGTGATGCTGTCCTTAACCACTATGAATAGCCAGCAAGTCGCAGATGCAGTCAATCAGATGTTTTTATCCTTAAATATGGCGGGAATGCCGGAAGCACAGCGCGAAGCATATAAGCGCGGTTTAGAGGGGATGCTGCAAGATCATGAAAAGTTTGTAAAAAATGCCATGCAGGGTGGCGAAGGCATTTGGAATACCAAATATCACGTATTGCCCACATGGGATGAAAAACAAATCCTAAATCCAGTGGGTGATATTAAAGGCCAGCGAAATTCACCAATCAATATAGAAACCTTCATGATTAATGTGCGCCTGCTGATGGGGGGATTTGGTCTTGATCCATCCATGGTGGGCTGGGCAGATATGCTTTCAGGTGGGCTGGGTGATGGATCTGCGACCTTGACCTATTCAAGCCAAGTCATGCGCCGTTCTATGTGGATCAGACAGTCAGCAACACAGTTCGTCAATGACATCATGCATCTGGATTGGGGCTATGCATATAACGAACAATTTGATCCGCTGGACTATCCTTGGCAAGTTGAGTTTTCAAGCAGCCAATCGGCGGCAGTTACTGAAGAAAACAGCAATAAACAGACGCAAATGAATACCTCATTATTAAAGATTCAGGTGATTAATTCATTAAAAGAATCAAATTTGAGTGAAGAAACCATGCAGTATCTTTTAGAAAAAGATGCTGGGTTTAATTATGACGATGCTAAGCGGGTGGCTTCAGATATTGCATCCACTAGAGAAAGAGAGGTTGAGTAATTGGTATGACCTTACATCTTAATATTTCAAAAAGTCGCAATGCTTATGGTATGTGGTCTGGGATGCCAATTGATGAAGCATTAATTTACTACAAAAAACTTTACGCATTGGGAACAATATCAACTATTCATTTTGGAGTTTGGTTAGAGCCATTTGATGAAAATGGAAAACTTGCGACAGAAACAATTGAATTGTTTGATACATATGATTTAACACATCAACTTGTTGGGGAATTTAACGCTTTTGAACAAGGAGAAAAGGGATTTTTGGCGAGTACATTTATAGATAAAATTCCTTTAATTGATACTTCAAAATTACCTTGGTTATGTCAAAGCATCGATTTATCAGTACTGGATGCCCAAACTGATAGCGCGAATGTCGGTAGTTTTCAGCTGAATTATCTGACGGGGAATAGTTCTGGTGAAATTTCGATTCCATTTATTGAGACTCGAAATGCCGCCATTTTAAATAGTGCTAGAGCCATAAAGGCCATTATGTTTCCAGATGGAGCAGAGGGTGGCACTCAGGCTTTACCAAAAGACTATCTAATGCGGATGACGATTTATATTTATGATAAACATAGCTATTCAACAAGAGTATTTGAAATTCAACACTTAGTCGCTTTACAAACAAGTAGTATTCCGCTGGATGCGACTAACCGTGGCGGTGTTGGTATTGTGACGCTTAATTTTATAAAAATGTTCCCCATGCTGAAGTGATTGGAACAGTTTAAATTGACTCAATTCCTAAAGTGACAAAATTGCCTCAAGTATAAAAAGTTGAGGCATTTTTAATGCGTAATATTAGTATTTTCAAGCAGCATTGGGCACCGCATCAATCCCGTACCATTGCAGGCTTTGACTCAGTTGTAAACAGCGGAACGTGCTCCATCGGCATCATTCAGGGCACATATCGGACTTTGAGTGCAATTGTGACTGAAACAGCCACAGAGGATGATCAATGGCGTATCGTGAATTTAAAAGGCCATAAAGGTGATATTACAGCGTTTGACTCAGTTGCTGTTTTGGGCGCCATCGATGATACGCAGGCTTCATCACTGGCAGTACTGCAATTTGGCCGCATATTCGAATTCGATTCAGCTGTAGATTCAGTGATTGAAACAAATCCGCAAGGTCTAATGCGTTATTTAGCAGTACCGCACTACCATAAAAATGAAAACATTATTCCTGCGTGGCAGTTGGCCCAGCTTCAGGATGTCACATGCGGAACAGTACCGGGTTGGGACGGAATTAACCTCACTTCTCATGAGGGTCAAACGGCCCATTTAATGCTAGATATGCAACGTCATGACGACCATGGTGGACTGCTTCAGGAGTTTGACGGATTAGTGCCGCTGCTGGAGTCTATTGGGGCTGTGTATGCAGAGTTTGATTCAATCATTGTTGAATACCAGTATTTAGAAAAGCTGATGGGTATGTTGCATAAAGTCATGCAGAGCACTTCAAAAGGCGGTGTAAAAATTCTGAATGTTGAACAGAGTGAAAAGCCGTTTAAGCATAAAAAAGTGTTGAACATTGCCGTTTCATATAGTTTTGAAGATGGTCAAAGCATCACGATTTTATTCCATCATCCTGACCGTGAAGCTAAAAAGATTGCGCCGCAGGATACGCTGATTTCATGGAAGATCCTCATGAATAGCCGTGATATTACTGGTGCAGTACAGCCAAATCAGGGTGAAGGCATTGCAATGCCGATACTGGCTGGCCGTATCATGAAACTGGTCAATCAGAATAGCGCCCGCTTTAAACGAACTCAGGCAAAAAAAGCTGAAAATGTACAAGCCTTAGCGGATGCAGAGCAGCGTTTACTTGATAAACAGGATACTAAAGCAGCACTTGAAGCTGAAATTCAGGGGCTATTGAATCAACTTGATGAACATCAGCCTCAGCAATTAGAACAACAAAATGTTGAGCAAGCTTCTCAGAATGAGAATATTCCTGCTGAACCTGCTGAACCTGCTGAACCTGCTGAACCTGCTGAACCTGCTGAACCTGCTGAACCTGCTGAACCTGCTGAACCTGCTGAACCTGCTGAACCTGCTGAACCTGCTGAACCTGCTGAACCTGCTAAGATATATCCGCCTATTGAGGATTTAGGCGAAGGCTATTATCAAGCTTTCAAGAATGATAAAAAAATTGATTCTTGGACTGCACATGTGAATACAAGTGGTGAATGGGAAGTATCAGCCAATAATGCTCAGTCTCGGGCATGGAATCGTGGATTTGGTGCACCACGTTTCTTTAATACGATTGAGGCAATGATTGCAAAATATCCTGCCTTTACAGAGCTTCCTGAAATGATTGGATCATTGGATGCCAATGATGATAATTCCGCTGATTCAGGGGATGCTGATTATTTGAATAAAATCATCAAAGGTGAAGCAGATTTTACCAAAGCAAACGAAATTGAAACGCAGCTTGAAGAAATAGGAAACCGTCTACCAGCTGATTTAAGTGATTTGTTTGAACAAGCAGTTTCATCTTATTCAGTCTACCAAGTTGGCCAAGCATCAAAAATTCACTGATAGGAAAATATGACGATGGATGCAATGGAAAAACTAAAGCTGACTAGAGAGCTGCGCCAGCTGGTAGATGTAATTCCAGTTCAGAAAGGCATGGAAAAGCTTCATAGTACAAAACGCCTGCGTGAACTGATTGAGCTTTTAAGTGGAAAGGTAGCAGAAGCTGTAAACGAACTGTATCAGTCTATTATTGACGGCAAGGCAGAAGCATCTGTTGAACTGTTGATGAAGGTACGGGCTGAAGCGGAAAAAAACCTGCAAGATCCTTTGCTGATTGATGCGGTCAATGTACTGATTGTTCAAGTGAACGAGATGGTTGGAACAGAGGATTAAGTAGCCGTACCGTATCTTTCAAAATAGCCCAATTAAGGGCTATTTTTTTGAGTGTGTGATGAGTGATTTTGCAAAAATTGACAGTATTCAGGATGAATCTGAAGTGTTAAAAACCATCGATGAGCTAATTTCTAAAATTGAGAATAATGAAATTGTTGAATGGGACAGTGAACAAGCTGAAAAGCAGTACCGTGAATATTTATCAAATCTCGATAAATACGATGGTAAATCGATTGCAGCATCAAAAGCTTATTTTAATGACTATCTGAATGGAAAATTGGTAAAAACAAAAATTGGACTGGTCCGTATTAATTCCAAATCAAGAGGCAAGGTTCATGACCGGATGCGAGATATTAAGTATCTCGCAATTCCATATATTCCTGAAGTATTGATGACTGGGGATGTGAGTGAGTTAGTACCATTAAATAAAGAGCGTACTGATAGCGTAGAAGGGTATTATAATTTTGAAAAGTCAAAGCAGCTGAATGATTACACGCTAAATATTACGTTGAAAGTGGCTTTAGATTCTGAAGGGCATTTATTATATTATTTAGGCGCATCAAAAGAAAAAAGCCAACTTACACCTATCTCACAGGTCGTTAACCCCATAGGCTTGGAAGCTGGCTTTGATTCTATTCAATCACGATATGAAGACGAAATCAATATTGATGTACAAGTTTTAGACAAAGATGGCAATGTCCTATCTCAAGCGAATGCCTTGAAAGCATTATTAAAAAAATACGGTATTAATAATATTGTAAAAGGCCGTACCAATAAGGTTAAAACGGCAAAAGGAACTCAGGTTTCAACCGTATTTGCATTACTCGAGTCAGATGAAATCATTGCTTCACATACTTCTACAGGTGCCGAAAATCCTAATTTTCCTCAAGAGCTGCAGCCACGCGACCGCAGCCGTGAATCATCACAGGCTTGGGTTCAAAAAACCTCAAATGGATTAGATCCTGAAAGTCTTGGCCGTTCTGGTCGTGCTGATACTGGTGCTCCAATTGTGGGGGATGATTTGGTAGTTGAATCCGGCAATGGACGCACCATGGCCATACAGCTGGCATATGAGCGTGGGCAAGCTGAAGAATACCGTGAATGGCTGGTTGAAGAAGCTGAATATTTTGGTTTTTCAGCTGATCAGGTTGAAAATTTCACAGCACCTATTTTGGTACGTATCCGAACTTCTGAGGTAGATCGGGTTCAATTCACGGTAGAAGCCAATCAAGACGATAAACTCTCATTCAGTGCTACTGAGCGCGCTCAATCTGATGCCAAGCGTTTGGATGAAAACCTATTGGCTTTATTTACTCCTGGTGATGATGGGGATTTACTGACCGCAGGCAATCAGAAGTTTATACAAGGCTTTTTGAAATCAATTGGCGATACAGAAGCAGCGCAGTACCTCACTACAGAGGGTAAGCCGACTCAGGCGCTTGTAACACGGATCAAAGCAGCTATTTTCAGTAAGGCCTATAACGATGACCGGTTGCTGGAAATGATGGCGGACCAAACAAAACCCGATCTGCAAAACATGCTGAATGCGTTAGGTGCAGCAGCACCCAAGTTTATCGAAGCTCAAGCCGTTAGCCGTGGTGATATTCAGGATGTCTCCAGTTCAATTGTAGACGGTATAGAGCAGGCGCTAGATAAACGTGTTGCCAATGCCATTATCGATGCGGCAAATACGATTATAGCTGCAAAGAGAAATGACCAAGATATTGTAGAGTTTGTTCAGCAACAGGGTTTATTTGGCGACTTGGGAGAGGGTGTCCCAGAACTGGCTGTATTCCTATCCAAGAATAGTCGAAGTGCTAAAAAGATGAGTTTACTCTTTAAGGCAATGGCGGAATTTGCGGAAAAACAGGCTTTAGATCAGCTGAATATAGGGCTGTTTGGTGAACCTGAGCCAGTCAGTATTCAAGATGCAATCAATTATGCAGTATCAGTGATCAATGACAATTACGGGGACCATGGCACAATTAGCATGTTTGATTCAGCCAATGATTCGTTTACTTTAATCGATAAACACGCCCATCAAGCTGCTACTTCTCCCTACAACCGCGCCAAGTTGCCTAATCAGGATAGTTTGATTGCTGGTGATTACAGTAAAGGCGCCGTGAAGATTGGTGAACTGGATATCGCAATTGAAAATCCAGCAGACTCCATCCGTTCAGGTACTGATCCCAGCGGTAAAGAATGGCAAGTCAAAATGCAGCATCATTATGGCTACATTGAAAATACAATGGGTGCCGATGGCGATGAAATTGATGTATTTGTTAAAAATCACTTAGATTCAGATCCAGAGCATGCCTATATAATCCGTCAATTGGCTTCAGATGGCACTTTTGATGAGCATAAAATCGTTATTGGCGCTGAAACTGAGGATGAAGCTAAAGAGATTTACCATTCAAACTTTGAAGCGGGCTGGCAAGGCTTTGGAAGTATTGAGCTGATTGCTATGGCGGATCTACCAGCGAAATTTCAGCATACATGGTCTGAGTTTGACTCTATTGACAGTATTGTGACGAAAGAGAATGTACTGGATGTGATTGATCAATTGATTGATGTTGTCGATCATTTGGGCGTCCAAGAAAATCAGCCTAAAACTGTATTGGAAAAGATGGCAGTTAAACTTGCACGTTTAGAAGATGAATTTAACACCATATTTTCCGATCAGCCTTTTATGGGGCATGGAGGTACGCCGTTTGTTGATAATTCCAAAGGTCGTCAAATGAGGCGTAATCATGAGAAACGTCAGGAGCGCTTACAAGCCAAGCAAAAAGAAATTGAGCAGCAAAAAGACAAAATTCAGCAAATGGAATGGCGAATTGCTGGTCGTAATACACAGACCAAAAAGAGTGCAAAGTTTATCGAAAAGAATCCAATTCATTTAGGATTATTTGAACTGGAAAAACAGGGACTCGTAAAGCAATGGAAGCGTAATCCGCAGTATTTCTTTGTCAACGGTTTGGATAAGGTGGCATTGGCAACTTTTAACGGCAAGATAGGTTTAGCCAATCGTTTCACTGCTAAGACTCAGGCTGAATTGGAGAGAGTGAAAGAGTTGGCTGCTTTGGCAAATGAGTTGGTAGCGTAATTGGAACTCATCTAAATTCTAAGGTCATATTTCATCAAAAATAGCTCTGTATATCACAGGGCTATTTTTATGGGTAATGATCTTGCAAAAGTGCCAGCCGCTAATGCTCCCGTAGCGGTTCAACCGGAACGGATGAATGCTGATCCTTTTTGGGGAACAGTTTCAAAGCATAAGTTTGCGGAATTTAATATCTGTACCGTTTCACGTGACGAGAATAATAATGAGGTCATCACTGTAGATTCAAATCAACCTACGGTTCGTGCTTTTTTAGTTGATGGCGACAAGACCATGGAAAGCCAATGGCAGACGCCTTTTGAAAACAGTAATCCTGAGCTGAAAATGCCGATGCTGATGGCGGGTTTACAGACTGGTCAAACCATGATTTCTATGGGAGCCGCAGCACCTGCAATTTTAGGCGAGACGGCTTTAGCTGTTACCAAATCTGCCATGCAGCCAATCGCCGATTTTGTAAAGTCCGTACAGGGCCATACCAATCTGAATAAAGTGAATACAACTCAGGTTTTTCTTTCCACTGCTTCAGTCCGTCTTAACCTCAGTCTTTTTTTTATTGCTTTAAGTGATGCCAAAATTGAAGTTGAAGAGAAAATCATGCAGTTGGAATCATGGGCAGTGCCTGCCAAGCTTTCACAAGGCACCGTACTTACAGATGTAATTGAGCAGGGGGTTGCTGGCCTATTTTCAGGGATTATTCCGCCGTATATATCGCTGACGACACACGGTAAAACCTATTGGCCTTTTATTTTAGAAAGTGTCTCCGCGCCGATTGTTACGCCGATTGATGAACATGGAAACCGTTTAAACCTCGCCGTAAACCTGAGTCTGATGAGCCGTACCGCATGGGATGCTGAAGATGTCCGTAAACTTTATGGGAGTTAATGAAGATGCTTAGTTTTGATCCTGTGCCTATTGGCAATAACACGTATCAGCTACAGGAAATTGTATTCAATGATGCTTTGAAAGTCGCGGCCATTAATCAACGACTGAATGAGAAACGTATCAGCGCATTTTTATCACATGCACTGTGTAATAAAGAACAGCCGCTGAATATGACAGTGCAAGAGCGTTATTGCTTGATGCTGAAGTATGTAGAAAAGCAGTCAGCCACGCTATTTTCCACTGATGCTGATTTTTCTAAATGTTATTTGCACTCAGAAGAAAATTGGCAACCTGAGATTTCACATAACGGCATTACTGTTCGGCAATTGGTTGGCAGGGAAGCAGAGTACCTTGAAGAGCATTGCGCCAATGCTGCGGAATGGATTGCATGCATGTTGGCATTTCAAATCAGCTATGACGGGCATGAAAAGCTGTCGGAACTCCCAAACCGCAGTGCCAATGATAGTGAATTTATTAAACAGTTTTCTGAGCGGTTGGAGTTTTTAAAGAAGCAGGCTCAGAGCGATTTTGACTTGATCTATCAAGATTTTATTACCCTCAATAACCAATTATTTACCATGATTCATTTAAATGTCAGTAATCAAGGTTTAGTCATTTCAAGAGGTGCAGATGACGCGCCGCTTCGATTTCGCCCCGCTGCCGCCTTTTTCGGAATCATCAAAGAATTGGACCAATCATTTACTTAGCACGGCTCAGGATCTGGCCCAGCATTGCAAGATGTCTTTATATGAAGCTCTAAATTTGCCTATAAGTTTTGAGGCCTTTTTTTATTCATCTGATGCATGGGAAAAGAGAAAGTTAGAACTTGAAGCTGAAGCACAAAAGCATAATGCCCTGATCAAAATGGGGAATGAAATAATTAAAGTCATCAGTAATTCGGGAAGGAAAAAATAGATGAATACGACAAAGATTTTAGGTGAGGCCGTTGGCATCCAACGACAAGACATTATTGACCGCACCGAAGAGCAAACTGCGGACGGTCTGACAGGTGCTGTAATTTTAGGTCGCTTCAAGCGCGGCCGCATGGATGTACCAATGTCTATTCATCTGGGTAATATTCGTGGCCAACTTGGATATGATCCCAAGAACCCGGACTACATTGCTGTTCAAGATTGTTTGGATACAGGTGTGCCCAGTGTGCAGGTGTTGCGATTAAAAGAGGCGGAAGATGATGCATGTGTGGGTGCAACTAAAAAAATCACACTAGGTTCAATTAATGAAGGTGGATATTACGATGTTGTAATCAATAAAATTCATTCATATCGTATTATTGGGTTTAGAGATGGACGAGAAGATTTAAAATCTATATTTGCACTGTATGGTATTGAAGTAAAACCACTTAATTCCACTTTTGAAGAGGTTATCTCTAATGGTGGATACTATAATGAGGTTGAGTATGCTTCATTTTTTCATCCTGCAAATAACCATGTCGATGTTAAAATCGCTACAGTTGATGCTAATTCTATAGATGAATATATTGTTGATCCCGTGTATGGCAGAAATGAAACCGTAGTTTTTGAAACTGATTTATATGACGGTGTTAAGTTCTGTCTAAATTAAAAAAGTTTTATTTTAAAGCTCTGTACACGACAAATTTCACAGAACCCTTATCCTATCAGGGTTCTGCCTTCTTAAAATTGCCAAAATTTCCTTAAACTCTTCTTTTTTCCCAAAACCAATTAAACGCTGAATCGCCATTTGAACATAGTCTAAACC